CTTCCACTGATCATTATGATGGTATGGGCAGCCTATGCACGAGGATTTCCCCGGCATTGGATGCACTCCGCTTTCCTTGTACCACCTCAGGCAGTCAGCCCTTGACATTTTCATTTCAATGAGAGGCCAGCGTGATGTCAGCCAATACATTCTGGCATGTTTCATTCTCATCGCCTCGTCCGTTGATATGCCAATCCACTGTTCCACCATCATTCCTTTCTTCACTCTATGCCGTGGCTTTATGCCAAGGATTTCCCTTATCTTCTTCTGTATGGGTATTACCTTGTAATCATGGGTGCATTGCCGATAAAGCATTCCAACCTTTCCACCAGGACGTGCTGCAAATAGTGGTGGATTCGGTACACGTCCGGCGAAAGATTTCCACTCCTCATTACCACCCTTGATGGGGTTGGCTGCACGAATAAGATCCTCACGGATGTTGCTTCGTTCAACAGTAATGATGGGGCAGATCGTTATGGCTTTCTTCAGGTATTCCACATGCTCGTAGACGAAGGATGGCTCCCATCCAGTGTCAGCGAATATCATGTAGTCTGGCTTGTGTTTTGTCAGTCCTTCTTGTGCCATGAGTGCGAGACAGGAAGACTGAACCCCTGCGCCGAGCGATAGGATACGCATTGTGGGCTCTCTTTTGTTTCCTTCCTCGTCAAGATACTCCGGCTCTTTAGTAGCGGCCACAGCGGCCATGTTATTAAGACTCTTTTTAGTAATTTTAGTAGACATTTCCTCCAAAAGCTTGCGTCTTTCGAATTCCATTTGTTCTTGATTGATTGCAAATCCATGTTTCACTCCATCTTTTCGTTTCTTTCCTTGGGCCCTATACCCGGGTTTTTTAGTCTCTACCATAAGTTTCCTTTGTATGACATGATTTACATAATTTTTGGTAAATTACCACGTTATAATGAAATTGACACCAACTTTCATCAGCCTCCGCACCAAAAGAGGAACAAGCAGAATCTGGAAAAAGATCTTCTTTCCAAACATTCTCTCTCCATTCATCAAAAATATCATTAAAAGGTGTTACATGATGAACCTCTATTTTTTTATGGCATTTACATTTATCACATTCAAAAACTGAATCACTACCAAGGTATTCATCCGTTTTTAAAAATTTTCTTAAAAAATCATCACGTTGGTTTTGAACCAAAAATCTAGCTGTTTTCTTTTCATTTAATGTATAGTTTGTGGTTGCCGCACCAAAACATGTAAAAATACGAGAAGGACTAATCGGAATTCTATCTTGATTTCTAGCTTCTAATTCAAAAGTAAGATTTATAATTTCATTACTAAGAAACTTACACCCCCAATCCTGGGGCTTATCCCCTCTAAACACCTCATATAATGTTTTTTCGTCATTTGTTAAATAGTTATTATATAAAGATTTCACATGAGATTGCTTAATTAGTGTTTCTTCAGTGAATGTAATATGATTGTCACGACCTGGTTGTTTAATAGAGTAAAGTATAGAATTAAAATATTCTTTTGCATCTTTTTTATATTTAAAATCTTTTCCTAAAATATTAGTATATTTCATACTATGTACCCGGGTTTTCTGCTATTATTCATAGGTTTTCAGTTCTCTCAGTATTCGGATTATTTTTTGTGTATAATACACGTCTTCGGCGTAAATTGCAAGTGTGCCTGCTAATTTTTCTAAATTTACATAATCTGATGTCCATTGCTTCAGTTGTTCCAGTCTGAATTCCTCATAATTATGGTTAGTGTTCAATAGGTTCATATAGAATATCAAAGATTGGCATTTAGTGTCAAATATCTTAATGCTCCACTTCACATTGGGATTGCCCCTTGGCTTGAGACCCTCCCTCGACTCATCAAATTCCTTAATTCCCATCAAGTTGTTAGCTTCCATGGCGAAATATGACTTTCCATAATTAGATTCTTGTATGGCTTGGGCTACGGCCAGCTGCCACGGTATCCTGTGTTGTGGCGGAACTTCGGCATTGTACCACGTGACACAGTTCTTGCTTTGTTCTATGAATTCATCATTATTACCATATGTCATTTTATCCAACGGTGAAAATGCACAGAGCATCAAGGTGACGCATAACCAGTTCATCATCCGCCCCAACTTTCACCCATGTCCGTGTCAACTTTGGATGGGACATGGAGATCAACGCAGTTTTCCATGATCTCTTTTATGTCTTTTACTTCTTTTTCATTCTTGACTGAACAGTCCAGTTCATCGTGGACTTGGATGAGGGGAACGACTCCCAATTGTTCATGGATGTCCACCATCGCTTTCTTGGTTTGATCGGCAGCTGACCCTTGAATCAATCGGTTCAACGCCTTGTAGGTATAAGCCCTCTTTATGGCCATCCCGTATTCTGTCTTGGCCTGGTTGAAAGGGAGAGCTTTGTGCGCACCCCATGTCACTGGTTCAAACAAGTCAAAGCGGCACTTTCTACCAAGTAAGGTTCTGATCGTTCCTCTCTCATTGGCCCTGTTCATCACGAACTCCAGCATCCCTTTCATGAAAGGAACCCTGTCGTGAAAAGAATTCATCATTTTCTTAGCTTCCTGTGGGTCCATATCCAGTTCTCTTGCTAGTTTATGATATCCCATTCCGTAAATAACTCCAAGACCTATTGTTTTTGCCAGTTTCCTATCTATACCCGCCATGTCAGCTGTTTGTTGATGAAAATCCAGATCTTCCTTTTGGTATGCTTCCTGGACTTCCTCCGCTCCTTCTTGCTTTGCAGTTCTTGCAAAATGAGTTAGAAGTCTGGGCTCTTGCTGCGAGTAGTCCGCCTTGAGCCAATATTCTCCACTCTCCGGAATGAAAAGTTTCCTAATGCTATTGGCGAATTGTCCTCTGCTTGGGACTTGCTGTAAATTTGGGTGATTATAACTGAAACGACCACTAATGGCGCCACCACTGTCCGAGCGTATTTGATTAATATGTGAGTGTATTCTTCCATCTTTTTGGTATTTTAACATACCATGGAGAAATGTTCCCTGTAATTTATTAAGTTCTCTTGCCTGTGTGATAAGTCTAGGCAGTTCATGAGGATGGTCTGTCAAGAACAGTTTAGTGAAGGATGGTGCTTCGGTCTTTTCCGTTCTTTCATAAGGTAAATTCATAGAATCAAAAGCAGAGGCTATGGAGGCGGCTGACCAAATTTCAACGTGGAGGCCTGTGAGGTCATTTATTCTCTTTATAATCTTCTTTTCTTTGTTCTTGAATTGTTCTATAAGGCGAAGGGATTTCGGAATGTCCACCCTCACCCCTCGTTTAGTCATGCTAAGGATCACGTTAATAAGTTTGCATTCCATGTCATAGACTGTCTGCAGACTGTCCGTGGTAATTTCCGATGATAATTTTTCATGCAGTCTCAAGGTAAGTTTAGCGTCCTCTTCCGCGTATTCTCCAACAAACTGAGAAGGCAGCTTATACATTTCGCTTTTAGGATCTACACCGAAAGCCACCGCTGCCTCTTTTAACTTAATCTCATTTTTATATTCTCCTAGGTAATCACCCGCAATGCTGTTCAATGTATAAGTGAACCTGTTCTCATTAATCAAGGCTGTGGCGACCATGGTATCATGCAGTCGTCCCTTGACTTTTATTCCAAGCGTGCCGAGCCATCCAATGTCATACTGCGCGTTATGAAACACTTTCTCGATTGAATCGTCCTCACATATGGACTTAATATATTCAATAACTTTCTTTTCGTCCATGTTACCACTCTCATGCCGGATAGGATAATATCCCGTAAACCCATTAGCTGAAACGGCTATGCCGATGACATAACCTCTTTTAGTGGGCCATCCTGGTCCTGCCTTGATTAGATCCGTGTCACATGTCTCCAGATCAATCGCCACGCAATCATACATGGATAAGTCGGGAAATGTAGTGGGAGCAACCCACTCTGAATTTACTGCTGGTGGAAATAGACTTGTCATTTATTCTCCTTGTTTAAATTTTTAACGTGTTCCCAGGTTTCTCTTCCTCTTCTTGTCCCTTCATCATCGGGGTACATGTCCTCTAACAGAAGCTCTGCATAGTGGATAACTTTTTCAATATCTTGTTTTCCTCCCTTAATACTGTGTCTCGTGATGTACTTCACAATGTTTCCTTCATACCATCCAAGTTTATTCCTAACAATGTAGTGACTTGGTTGGATTTCCATTATTTTGTAATGATCTCCTCCTATCTGTTTTTTATGGGCACTCATATATGAAATCCTCCATAGTCCTGCGGCTGCACCACATGTAGTGCTTCCTTGGCCCTGGTTACCCCCACATAGAACACCCTGCATTCATTATCGGGATCTCTGTGCATTGCCAATCGGGCTTTCCTCGACATATCAGTAAGGAGCATGACATTATCGGCTTCTCCCCCCTTGGCCGCATGAATGGTACTCAGCTGTATTCGTGGTTCATCCGTAAGTGAATAGTTTCTTGCCTGCATGGCGCGGATAAAATCTTTGTCATCGTTTCCTACCTTATCAAAAGCGATATCCCATGGTTGTGTGGCCACCTCTCCCATCAATCCTTGGCGCATTACCAGTTCTTCCATTCCATATCTCTCTTGAGTAGCTGTCCTTAAATGCTTGTAGCCATGCTCTATTCCAATCTGCGTGGACATATAGGAATAAATACTCTTGACATCCTCCAGTTCTATTTCATCCCCTTCAGTTAATTTTCCCCAGCAGTCAACGGCGTTTAATAATTTTTTAGAGACAGGCAGTCTTCCATTCCTCATGTATATTATGCCTTCAGCACGTAAATCATCTTCCATTCTCGTAAGAAGATACTGTGTTCGACCTTGTAGAAGCCACGTTCCTTCTGCGGATAAGTCTACGCTTCCAGGAACACTGTGGTATTGTACCAAACCTTTTTTATTTGTTCCTTTCCATTCCTTCGGGTGCCGGTATTCCACGCGGTCTATAATTTCCTGTGATAAATTTTGTACAGAAATTGGACAACGAAAGGACTGCTTAAGAACTTTTTTATTTCCTTTCAGGTTAATGAAATGATTTGCATCAGCTCCTGCAAATCCATAAATAGCCTGATCATCATCCCCTCCATAGTATATCTTTTGAACATTTTCCTTTAGCTTATCAATCATGTTTAATTGCAATCGGCACAGATCTTGCGCTTCGTCCACAAAAATAACATCCAAAGGAGGAACCATTCCCCCTTCATTATAATTTTCAATCATGTCAGTAAAGTCAATCAAATGCCTTTCTTTTTTATATTTCTCAAACGCCTCATGGGTCCACTTAAGTTGTGGCCAGTGATGCGC